CCGGCCTTGGGACCGGCACTCTCTTAGATGAGTTGTTTTTACACTTGTCTATTATGAGTTAAATACCTAAGTATTTCCAAAACACGGCCTTGGTCTTTAAATCTTAAAGATCCAATTTGGATTGTTGCCCAAATGGCACAAGACTTCCCGTGTGGAAATAAAAGTTTTTGAATAAGAATGCGAATCACTCTTATAAATTATTTAAGTTCATAATAATGGACCAAATTAATATTATACTTATACGAAAGTATAAGAAGAGTATCTCAAATTCCTACTGCATAAGATCTATATAATACTAAAGAGTATTATCCTCGATCTTCTTCGGTTTATTATCAATATTCTTCTTCATCCCTCTCTTTGATAAAGGAGAGGAATTCTTAATCTTATTCTTCTTTGAAACTGATTCTTCATCATTTTTCAAAGTTGATATAAAATTAATAATTTCTTTCTTATCTGAGGCAACTTCGAAAGGTTTTAAGAGTTTAGAATTAAACTCCTTAAAATGTTTCAATAGTTCAAGAGAACTAAAAACATCATCTCAATTTCTTAAGATGGAATTTTTAATATCTCTCTTTACTAAAGGTGACTGACCTGCCCGTCGAGAAAGAGCATCAATATCTACCATGTAGATATCGACAATCTTACTCATCGATAATCTGTTTAAATAAACTCGAGGTTCAATATTAGAATCTACCATCAAAAGCATATCATTTATCATTGATAATGTTTCTGGTGTTACTCCTTTCTTTACAGTAGTGTACAGAGGACTATCTCCAAACGTCGTCATTTGTAATTTATTTGAATCCCGAATAACGGGAATCTTTACAAGTGACTCATGTTTGAAGAAATAATCATCTGTACCTTTCTCTAATCGGCTCAACTGAAGAATCTTTTTGGACTCCACAATTGAATTGATTAAGAAATTCTTAACTAGTTTTTCATCAACCTCAGGATACATAACTTGTAATCACAGCCAAGGCTTGCTTTTATCATAGTTTAATAAACTAAGATTCAAACATTGAGCCAAAACTGTTATTACATTTATATTACCTGAACTTCTACCTTTTCTTCCCATAAGAGAAGAAATAGCAGAAGGTGTTAACTTAAACTTTTTAAGTAACCCTGTAAAAGAGGAATATGTTGATCCAACGGATGAGAACTCTTTCAAAGAAAGAGGACTAAAATCCACGGATCTTACATAGAATCTTTTAGCAAACTCGAGGGCCCCATGATGAGACATAAGTCCTTTTGCCAGATTAATCTTAACCTGGAAAAGAACGGTCATTAGATAATGATAACAATTAGCGACTGCTGAATCAGCAATCACTATATCATCACCTAATACTATATAATCTTTAAAAATTATATATTCCCGTCTCACGAGTCATGCCGCATACTGCACAATCAAATGATGTGTTAATGCAAGCATTCCTCAAGAACTTAAAGCTCCCATCGGTTGCCCAACAGAATACTTGACTATAAATTTCTCTTTTCCATAAGAAAGTTTATAATCCCGGTCTACCAATAAAGACCCTCAAGCTTCCGCAAACTTTTTACTAATAAATTTTGTTAATATAAGTTTTTGTAAGTCTAAGGGTAGTCTATCAGTAGCCGCAGACAGATCAAATGAGTAGAAGGATGAATTAGGATATTTTGATATAAAATTCTCTAACTCACCTATCTGATTAAAAGTTCCATCATAAGGAAAGAATCTAAGCATTTGGAAAATTGCTCTATGCAGTGGATATAATAACCATTGTGTAACAGCATCAACCATAGCAAATATTCTAACCTTACCAGGTTCTTCTTTAGCAGATAGTTTACCAATAAATATTTTATCAACATTTACAGGTATCTTCAATGCTTCGTAAAACTTCTTAAAAGGAGAATTACTTCACATTTTAGACCTTCTATCATAAGGATCCAAAAAGTTTAACATAAAATCTCAGGAATAAAGAGATTTTAATTTACTTAAACCATCAATTCAACCTGCTGTATTATTCATACCTTTTGGACTACAAGGCCCTGAAGACTCAATGAGTCTGGGTGAAAACCCTTCTCTGATATCCAACTTCGGTAATATACCCATGTTAAGATAATCAGATAATCAAGAACCAAAGTCCGAAGGTATATCAAATACACTAGAATCTAAGATTGTAGATAAGTTCAACTTACCTTTAAAATCTAAGACTCTATACAGATTGAAAATGGTTAAAATAGTCTTAATTCTATCTTTATCTGAACATCTTATTCCATCTCTGAAATACTTAGGTATAATTCTAGGTATTCCAGATTTGTTCAATTTGATTCAGATATCAAAAGAATTAAAACTTAACCGATTTGGATCTTTCGCCACTATTTTCATTACATAGATAGAACAAGCTTTCATATACAAAGATGTATATTTAGTTCCGTTCTTCTTTTGTAATTGAATTAACAACATTAAAAGAGTATAATAAGCTCTTACCTTATTCGAAGTTGTATCCCCCCAGACTAATTTAAGGACTAAAAGAAGTCCTTTATTAATTTGGAAGAGGCCTTTCGTACCTCTTTGCCAAGAATATAAAAGTTTCATTCTAAAGAGCATCGCTCGCAGTAATTTTAAAAGATTATTGTTTGTGACTTTTTAGAAATAGACCAATTTATTCTTCCCCATCCTCCCTTTCGGGAGTGGTAGGCAGGTAGACAACCAAGATCTTAGGTTAGATCTTAAAGGTATATATGGACGAGGTCTTCACAGACCCCTCTATACGTGCCTTCTATACTAGCTTTTTATTAATATTCCTTGGATCACCAAGATTGAATAGGGTGTCAGCCCACTCAACTTTGTGAAACTGCGAGGTTTCTAAAGAAACTCAAAGTTTATTAACTATTACTAATATGTCTTTTCTAGTTAATGCCCCTCTTAGATGATTTTATAAATAAACTCATTTAAGAGAGACCTGGTAACTTTACCAGGGTAACCCCGGACAGAGAACTGTCC